CAACACCGACAACTCCGACATTGTTGAGGCAGTCAATGGTGGCGTGGCAGATACCACAATCGCTGTAGGCTTCCAACCTGGTGAGATGCCAGCCAAGATTTATGATCCTTTCGATGACTAAGAAAGAGTTTACGAAATACCTAGCGCGTGACCGAGGCTGTTGGCATTGTGGCTCTAACGGCGATGACCTGATACCCCATCACCGGCTCAACAGAGGGATGGGTAGCAAGAACTCAAAGGCTAATCAGCCAAGCAACATCGTTGTCTTATGCGCTGAGGCTAACGGCTTACTGGAGTCCAATGCCAAGTTTGCCGAGCTGGGTCGCAAGTTGGGCTGGAAGCTTAGGCAGGATGAAACACCCACTGAAGTGCCTATCTTTGGGCATGGTGGCTGGTGGCTACTCAATGACGACTTTACAAAAGACTTGCTAGAAACCGAGCCTGAATACTTTTAGGTGCTAAAGTCCAAGCAAGGGGCTGGATTAGACTCGACTATCAGTAAAGCCGATGAGGAATCTGACTAGGACTCGGGTGCAACTCCCGACAGCTCCACGCCAGGATACACTTCTGGTGCTAAGGTAAAACCATAACTAAATAAAAAGTGCCGCCCAAGGATCGGAACCCTTGAACGGCAAGATACCAACAAACAGACTGTTGGCATCATTACCAAGTGTAGTGTGCCAACCTAAATAGGAAGGCACATTTAGTGTTTAACTGGGAAAACAAATCACTCGCTGAGATTCTGCCGCACTACGGCGACAACATATTCATGGCTGAGATGGACTACAAGGCTATGGGTCTTGATGCCGGTCAATGGGCAATGCTAGTCAAGGAAGCTTTTGAGTTGAGGGTAGTCAACGCAACTGTGTTGATGGTCATGCTCGACAGAGCAAGTGTCCAATGAGCATTGAAGCTGTATCGCTCGTTCTAAACCAATCCAAAGCAACTGGCAGGGCAAAACTTGTGCTACTTGGAATTGCTAATCATCTTGGAGATCAAGGTGCTTGGCCTTCCATCAGTACATTAGCCAGGTATGCCAATTCCTCAGAGCGTTCAGTAAAGCGTGACATCCAAGAACTCATTGAGCTTGGTGAGCTAAAGGTTGAGGTGCAAAACGCACCAACTAGAACCCAATACAAGACCAATCTCTACTGGCTCACAATCGGGTCAGGGGTGACAGATTCGGCATCAGGGGTGACAGACTGGGTAAGCAGGGGTGACAGCTCAGGTAAATCAGGGGTGACACCTGTTGGCACGCAAAACATAATATTAACCATCAAAGAACCATCAATGAAACAGGCTGATATTGACTTTGATAATTTCTGGAAACTCTACCCAAAAAAGGTAGCCAAAGCTGATGCTCTAAAAGCCTGGAACAAAGCAATCAAAACCAAAACCGCTGAGGGGTTATTGGAGCTGACCAAAGCCTACGCTGAGGGAAAGTTGCCAGAGGATAAATACATTCCCTACCCTGCCTCATGGCTAAACAAGGAACTCTATGAGAGTGTTGAAGTCGCTGAGGCTAAACCTTTGCCTAAGCTATTTGTAGGGAGAATCAAGTGACACACTTTGAGCAGTCAGTAATCGGATCTATCTTGCTGACCAACGGCAAGGCACTAGAGAACCTGACACTCGCGCCAGCAGACTTTGACGACCTGCAAAACGAGCGCATCTACAAAACCATGCTGGAGATGAAGGTCAACCGCCAGCCGATTGATGTGCTCACAGTCAGTGCTGCACTACCCAAGCTGGCTAGCTATCTACATGACATCATCACCGCAACGCCTACACCAGCATCAGTTGGCTTCTACGCCAGCAAGGTAATCGAGGAAGCGACCAGACGCAGACTTGCAGTAGCCGGCACAATGATTCATAGCAAGGCACAGCATGAGGATTTGGCAACAATATTCGACACAGCCAAAAAAGAAATTGATGACCTCATTGATCGCAACTCGGCAGTGAAGCCAAGCTATGTTGCTGATGAGCTGCTTGCTTACATGGATGAGATTGACAGACCAAAGAATTACCCTCACAGCCCTTGGACTTTATTGAACGAGATTATCGGTGGCTTCAGACCAGGTGCTCTTTACATCATCGGTGCTCGACCAGGCGTAGGTAAAACCATCGTTGGTTTACAGATTGCTTGGGAGCTATCAAAGACTGGCCCAGTATCTTTTCACAGCTTGGAGATGGGCAAGCATGAACTTTACAATCGCATCGTTGCAAGTCAGGCTGAGGTCTATCTAGGCAGCATTGAAAAGGGCAACCTGAAAGAGTGGGAGTGGGAGCGCATCCTGAAAGTTCGCACCGAGATTCAATCGCACCGGTTAGCTATCCATGACAAGTCAGGTCAAAACCTAATGCAGATTAGAGCATCGGCAAACAGCGTCAAAGGCTCAGGTGAACTCAAGGCAATCGTTGTTGACTACCTTGGGCTGATTCAAGACACCGAGAAGGGCCGCAAGCGTTACGAGATGATCACAGACATCAGCATCGGCCTAAAGAACTTGGCAAGAGATTTGGGAGTGCCGGTCATCGCATTAGCTCAGCTCAACCGAGGCCCAGAGCAACGCAAAGACTCTGAGCCTGACATGGCTGACCTAAGAGATTCAGGTGGAATCGAGCAGGATGCCGATGTTGTCATCTTGCTTCACCGCAGACAAACCGAGGATGACATCAACGAGTGGACTAAGAGCCAGATGATTATGAAGGTTGCAAAGAACCGACATGGTGGACTGGGTGAGGCTGGGCTCAAGTTTGAAGGCCACCTAGCCAGAGTGGTTGGCTAAGCTTATGGAGTGGATGACAATGTGGCCTTATGTTGCCGATGTGGAGCGACTTGGAAGGTCAACACCCATAAGCGCAAGCGCAAAGACCTCAAGTGCCAATCCTGTCGGATGCACCGAGCCTTGGTCATCAAGTATGGATCCGAGAAGTGCATCCCTTGGCAGGGTGACTTTGACAAGCAGACCCTTACCATCCCAATCTTTGACGGCCAGCCAGTCCTACCTGGCATACGATCTTGTGGACACCTTGACTGCACCAATCCCAACCATGTCATAGGTGACCACTAGAGTAAAACAACCAATCGAAAGGAAAAAGAGATGGCAATCATCAAAGTAAAGGGCACTATCACCAAAGTATTTTGGGAAGCTAAGGGCCTTATTGTTACAGAGTCATACACCACCAGAGCAGGTGACACTATTGACAAGCAATTCACAGTTTGGCTAAAGCAACCAACCACGCTAGACATTGGCGACACAGTACAGGTTGAAGGTCTAATGTCAGTTGAGATTGAGCCTTGGCTAAACCAAGACGGCTCACCAAAGCTAAACCGCGAAGGTCAGCCTGGTCAGTCAATCAAGGTCAGCATCAACAACCCTCTAGTAGTACCTGCTGAACCAATAAACATCATCAAGGGAATCTTTGAGCCGACACACGAGCCAAGTCCCTTTTGAGTAATCTCCGATGGCTAGTCCCTGCCCTCACCGCCGGCATACTACTGAACCTATCGCTTCAAGATAAAAGCGTTCTTGATGGTGTGGGACTGGCCTTCGGTATCCTCTACTGCTGGGCTGCCATAATGGGAGCATGGGAGCTGTATGGCAGAGGTAAGCCTTAGCGTTACAGGCGACCCAGCCAGCCAAGGATCACACGCCATAATGTATGGCAGGATTGTCCAAGTCAACAGCTCCAAGCACAAGGCATGGCGTAAGGCCATAGTCCAAGAAGCAATCGCAACCCTGCCAGCAGACTGGCAACCCATAGATGAGCCATGCGAGCTTGTCGTCAACTTCTATATGCCTAAAGGTAAAACTGTGAGTCGGGGGCTGCCTTCAGTAGCTCCCGACCTCTGACCGGCTTGACAAACTGATACGCAGCGTGGGCGATGCCTTGACAGACTCAGGGATCGTGACGGATGACTCAAGAATTGTACGCATCTCAGCTCGTAAGCTGTACGCCGAGGGAATCCAGCCAGGGGCCACAATCTTTGTCAAAACCCTCAACTAGCCCTTTAGCGCGACACGCCGAAAACAGGCAAAAAACACAAAAATTAGGCAAAAAAGGCAAAAACTGTGCTATTCTTTTACTACGGCCCAAGGGGGGCCAGAAAAGAGGCACCAAATGGAAAAGTTTAGAATCGCTTACCAAGTAGATAGTCAAGAGTTATTTATGACAATCTACACAGAGTCAGAATCATTGGCTAGAGATGAAGCCTACAAAAGAATGACAAACCTTATGGAGTCTGCTTCAATCGTCAGACTTTTATCTGTAAAGAAAATCTAAGGGTTATCAAATGAAAACTATAATCCTTTACCTAATTGCACTAACCGGCATCTTAATTGTGAGCTGGCAGATACAAGAGATACACCTTGGCTGGGGATACACACTCGGCGTTGCTGGCCTCATTGTTGCTTTCTTTGTCGCGGTGAACTCACTAACAAAAGGAACTCGGAAATGAAAGAACAAGAACTAGCAGAGCGCATTATTGCCGAAGCTCAGAGATGGACTCAAAACCAATACACTCTCCAGGTTGGAATACCTTTTAGGGATTCAGTAACTGAAAACGAAGCCAAGGCTCGCATTGAGCTAATCCAACACATCAAGCAAACACTAAAAGAAATGAGAGAAATTGCCTAACTATAATCCAGAGCCACTTGAGTTTGCAGTCAAAGATTTCCAGCCTCACCAATATAACTTTGGTGTTGCTAAGTCAGACGGAATCTACATGGGCAGGATGCTTATGAAAAACGAGGTGCTAAGCCTTATCAAAGCTGCCTACCCAGTCCCAACCAAAGCAATAGCTAAGGTCATCGAAATCGTGGACAACATTGAAATCTATGTTGACCCTCAATACAACATCTCATCGAGGTAGCCATGAGCTTGACACCCTACGCAGAAGGCTTCTACGCCGGTATCCGTTACCAGCGCGACAACATTCTTGACTACATCTCTATCCATGAGGATCAGGGCTACCCAGTCACATCTCAGGACATTGTTGACGAAATAAAAGGCCAATACAAAAGAGACATGAACGCAAAGGTCAACGCCATGATGGATGGCAGCATTGACAAGCTAATCAAGAATCTTGACGAGCTTGCCTACACAGTCAACAACATTGAAAGACAAGCAAAAGAAATAGTTGATGAGGTGACTCGGAAACTATGACTAAGAGTGTAAAAGTTGGGTCAAAGAAACCGAACCCAAGCGCAACTAAAGCAAAAGCACCAACGCTGATAGAGCTTCCTAAGATGTACCAAATCGCTGTCAGGCAAGAGAGGGCAAGGATTATTGAGCTTATTCGCGATTACGCAACCAAGCACAATAGCCACCCATACTTTCTCGACATCGTGAAGCTAATCGAGGACAAGAAATGATCGGCTGGCGACCTAATCGCGAGGAATCGCGAGCGCGGAAACTGACGATGGCTTATGGCAGAGGTTATGCCAAGGGCTTTACTCAAGGATCAGCAGAGATGAAAGAGTACCTAACCCAGCAGATTATCTACTCACTCAACCAGGATGCTGTCCTAAGAATGACTATTGATGTTGACACACTTGAACGAGTCGTTGAGATTATCGAGGCGGTGAGGGACATTGGCAAAACACAGAGCTGAGAGGCAACCCATCAACTGGCGCATCATGCGAGTTCACTGGGCATACAAGACACTAAGAATCAGGCGAGCCTTCCACACATTCTTGTTCAAGGTATCAAGATGACACACTTTACAAATGCAGACGAGAGAGAAATCTTTGACGCTATCCTGCTATTGAAAGATGATGAGCGTGAATGGTCGAGCGAGCTTGAGGCAATACGCCGCAACCTGGCAAGACTGATGGAAAGAATCATGCAAGTCGAGTGGCACTACCTTGAGCCGGAAATCGGCGACTTGGCTCTAAACTTGATAAGGGAAACAGAAAGGGAAAGCAATGCTAGAAGGACTGACACCACAGGTGAGGAAATCATCTTGCAAAGTAAGAACAATCTTGGAATCTCTGGACACGAAGGATCAAGCCATACTTGTAGCTGCCATAGCTAACGAGCAATTTACTTCAACAGCACTAGCCAGGCAACTAACAGCTAGGGGCATAACCATTAGCGAGAAGCCGATTGTGGCTCATCGCAGGAAAGCGTGTAGCTGTGCTAGATAACTTAGAACCAGCACCAAAGGTCACACCACCGAAAGACTGGCGACCTGCTGTGCAGTTTGACGGCACAATCGGTGAGGCAACAACACCACCGACTACCGGCAACCAACCTAACTTCAATGAGTTCCTGATTGAGCAGGGCTTCGACCCTGACAAGATTGAAATCTACGGCCCGATACGCACTAGCCGATGGCAACAGCGTGAGGGTGGCGATTGGTTAGTTAGCTGGCGATTCAATTTCAGAACACGCTCTGAAGTCGAGGTTGACCTTCCAACCCTTTACGCTCAGGCTCGCAAAGCTGTCAAGGTTGCAAAGCCAAAAGAAAAGAACGAGAAGGCTGTGGTTGTCTGCTGGTCAGATACTCAGACAGGTAAATCTGGCGACATCCGAGGTGGCACACCTGAGCTAATCGAACGCATAGCAGAGAAGCAAAGCAAGCTTGCCGAATACTTACAAAAAGAAAAGCCTGACCACATCTACTTTCTAAATGTTGGTGACAGCATTGAAGGCTTTGAGTCAGGCGGCAATCCCAACAGAACCAACGACCTCAGTTTGATGCAACAGGTTGACCTTGAGGCAACTTTCGAGTGGGAAACCCTGAAGTTACTTGCCAGGTACGCACCGATAACGGCAGCATCAGTTGGCTCCAATCATTGTGCTTGGCGACAAGGCAAGATGAAGCTAGGAACAGCAACCGATGACTGGGGTATCCACATTCAGCGACAGCTCGCAAGACTTAGCTCCGAGGTAGGTCTGCCAGTCAAGTTCTATGAGCCACAGCCCAACGATGAGTCACTGGCTCTTGATGTATGGGGTGACAACGAGATGATCCTTGGCCTAGTGCATGGACACCAAGCCTCAAGACCTGACGGCATAGTGCAGTGGTGGCGTAATCAAAGTCATGGCAACCAACCTATAAAAGACGCAGACATTCTTGTGCATGGTCATTTTCACCATATGACCATCAAGGAATCTGGCAGACGCAACAACCACAGCCGATGGGTTATCCAGTGTCCTACATTAGATGCCGGAAGCTCGTGGTACAGAACTGGTATGGGTGGAGATGACAGCGACCCTGGACTGCTAGTGTTCCCACTTACCAAGGGCCAAGACTTTACCGGAACTGTTTACAAGCTTTAGCCGCAAGAAAAGAGAGAGATGACCTACCAACTATTTGTGGGCAACAACCTAGAGATTCTGCCAACCCTACCTGACAACAGCATTGACTCAATAGTCACCGATCCACCTTATGAGCTTGGCTTTATGGGTAAGAAGTGGGACTCATCAGGCATTGCTTATTCTGTTGAACTCTGGCAACAATGCCTAAGAGTGCTAAAGCCAGGTGGACACTTGCTTGCCTTCAGTGGCTCTAGGACTTATCACAGGATGGTCGTTGCCATTGAGGATGCTGGCTTTGAGGTAAGGGACATGATTAGCTGGATAAGCAACAAGACATTCCCTAAGTCATTGAACATTGGCAAGGCAATAGACAAGGCGGCAGGTGCAGATCGTCAAGTTGTTGAAGTAAAAAAAGGTTTGGGATTGACTAGGGGAACTTCAGGACTTTACAACTGGAACACCGAAAATCAAGTGCAGAATAAAGACGACATAGTTATTACCCAGCCAGCAACTGATGAAGCAAAGAAATGGGATGGTTGGGGAACTGGACTCAAGCCAACAGTAGAGCCAATAGTCATGGCTCGCAAACCAGTTGAGGGAACAGTTGCCAACAATGTCTTGAAGTATGGGACAGGTGGGTTGAACATAGATGCAAGCAGAATCGACAATATTACAGAGCAGGAAAAGGCTCACACACCTCAAAGACAACAATCAGATAACCCTATTCAGTTTGGCGGTGCAAAACCTGGTGATGTAATCTCAATGTATAAAGAAGGCGGGAGATGGCCAGCAAACATAATCCTTGACGAGCAAGCAGCAGAGCTAATAGATGAGCAGAGTGGGACAAGTAAAAGCCCTAAACCTTATGTTGCAGAAGGATACAAAGAAACATCAATGTTTGGTGTCGGTGGTGTAAATCACGCTAAAGAGTTTGGCGACTCAGGTGGAGCATCACGATTCTTTTATGTAGCTAAAGCCTCAAAGCGTGATAGGAACGAGGGGCTTGATGAGCTAGAGGAAACTGTTTCTGGTTCTTATGACGGCAACATTACAAACACAAATAGGAAAATAGGTGCGAATCCTGAGAGGCCCAATCAGCCGGCCAAAAACAATCACCCAACAGTAAAGCCAACACTCCTAATGGAATACCTAGTCAAGTTAGTAACACCACCCAACGGCACAGTCCTAGATCCGTTCACCGGCTCAGGCTCAACAGGTAAGGCAGCAATCTTGCAGGGGTTCAACTTTATCGGGATAGAGATGACCGAGGAGTATGTGCCAATCATTGAGGGCAGACTGAAACACGCTGAGGCCAAAGTTGCAGAGGCAAAAGAAAAGATAGAAGCCCAACCTCAAGGATTATTCTGATGCCTACCTACGATTACAAGTGCAAGACCTGTGACCTCAAGATGTCAGTCATCCGCAAGATAGACGAGCCAGAGAGAACACCACTCTGTGTCAACTGTGTCAAAGACTTAGTGAGAGTGTATGACTCACCAGCAGTAACCTTCATGGGTATTGGATGGGGTAAAGACGCTTGAGAGTATTCCCTAAGCCCTGCCTCAAGTGCAAAGCAATCTTTACCTTCCGGTCTGAATACTGTGACACCTGCCGCCTAGAGCGCAAGCCAAGAGAACAAAAGCCGAGGGTCTATTCGCCAGAAAGAAAAGCACGGAAGGCTTTTTTATACGGGGGGGTATATCGCCAGCGAGCTAGGGTGGTACGAGATACGGCTACTCATTGCCACATCTGTAAGCAAGCGTTCACTGATCGCAAAGAGATACAAGCAGACCACCTGATACCAGGAAATCCTGAGAGTCCACTAGCCCCTGCCCACCGCACCTGCAACGCTCGCAAAG